TCGAGCACGACTGTCAGATGACCGCACTGCCAGCGCTCGAGCGATCGCTTGACGGCCTGAACCCGTCGCTGTGGATCGCCGATGAGGCGGCCGAGTTCAAGGGCCGGTTCTTGACCAAGTTGCTAACCACCGGCGCCAAGCGCCGCGAATCCACCGGCGTAATCATCACCACGCCAGGCAGCAACCCTGAGAACCACTACGCCGAACTCGTCAAACAGGGCGAAGCAATCCTGTCCGGCGAACTTGAGGATGACACGGTGTTGCCGATGCTGTACGGCCTCGACCCCACCGACCCGCTTGAGGATGAATCAACCTGGGTGAAAGCAAACCCCGGACTCGAGCACGGGCAGCCCGACCTGGTGAGCCTGAAGCGATCGTGGAACACAATGAAGCGCAGCGCGATGGGGCGCGGCGAATTCGCCAGGTACCACGCCGCCAGGTGTGACGAGAACACGGGCGGATGGCTCGATATGTCGCTGTGGCCGGGCGGGCAGCGCATTGACTGGGAAGCCCTCAAAGGAAAGCCCGCGTGGGTGGGCCTCGATCTTTCCAAGTCGTTGGACATGACCGCTATGGTCGTGGCCGTGCCGCTCGACAATGGCCGCGTGGCGCTGCGCGGTCACTACTGGTGGCCTCGGGCCGACGTCGCGCAGCGCGAACTGGACTACCGCTACCCGATCCGCGCTTGGGCCTCCGATGGCAAAATCACGCTTACGCCAGGGCGCGAGATTGATTACGACTCGGTGCGGGCGCAAATCCTCGCCATACGTGACGAGTTTGACGTTAAGGCCGTCGGCTACGACGCATGGGGCTCAAAGTATCTCGCCGAGCAACTGCAAGCCGACGGTGTGCCGCTCGTGGTGTACCGAATGGGTATCGCAACGTTCGGGCCGGGCTGCAACCTCTTTCAAAACCTATGGGCGGGCTCGCGGCTCATCATCGGCGATGATCCAATCTTGCGCCGCGCGTGTGCCGACGCGCACGCCAAGCGCGATCAGAATGGAAACATTCGGCCGATCAAGTCGCGGGAATTCTGCGCGATTGATCCGCTCGTGGCGTCCATCATTGCCACGCACGTGTGGGGTGGCGCGAAGCGCAGCGTGTATGACGAAGAAGCCGAAGAATATTTCAAACAATAGCGTTTAGGTGCAATCCCGCGCAATCGCAGCCCACCAAATACGCCCATGCTGCGTGGACTGTTGCAACGATGGCTCGGCCACTGGGGAACGCATGGCGTTCTCCTTCCCACGAGTTTCGACTCGGTGGGTATGCCCACGATCACGCCAGGTACCGCGCTCGCGTACACGCCGGTCTACCGCGCTGCTTCGCTCATCGCCAACGACGTGGCACGCGTGCCGCTCGACGTGAGCGAGCGCACTGCAAACGCGTTGTTGCAGCAACCGAACCGCTGGCAGAATGGATTTGAGTTTCGCCGCTCGCTCACGATGCAAGCGCTGCTATACGGCAACGCGTTTGCGGTCATCAACCGCACGCTCGGCGGCGAATTGCTCGAGTTGTTGCCGCTCGACATCGAAAGCGTGTCACTCGATCTCACGAAGCCCGAGCCCGTCTACAAAACGCGGCTCTACGGTGACGTTCCGATGTCATCGATGCTTCACCTTCGAGCCGTTGGGCTTGACGGCTTGTGGGGCGAATCGCCAGTGCGACTTTGCCGCACGTCGCTCAGTGTGCTCGCATCGCAAGAGCAAGCGCAACTTGAGGTGATGAAGAACGCGGGTAACCCGAAGATTGCCATTGTCGCACAGGGCCCAATGGGCGCACCCGCGCGGCAAATGGTGGTCGAGGACTACATGAAGCACCACGCGGGCGCAGCGAACGCGGGCAAGCCGCTCGTGCTCGCCGAGGGTATGAAGGTCGAGCGCATTAGCAGCACGCTCGATGATTCCGGAATCTCGGCCGCGCGTCGTTACAGCGTCGAGGACGTATCGCGCATCTACGGCGTGCCGACGTCGTACCTCAGCGAGCACAGCGCGAACGCCTACGGCTCGATGGAATGGCTGTCTCGTATGTACGTGGACGCGTGCCTACAGCACTGGTTCTCAACGTGGGCGGCTGAGATCGTGGCGAAACTCGCACCGTTCGGCTCGGCGACGTTTGACAGCGACATGATCTCTCGGCCGTCGCTAGCCGAGCAAATGGCAGCGCTGCGCACTGGCGTCGAGTCCGGCGTCATCACGCGCAACGAAGCGCGTGAGTACTTGAACCTTGCGCCGCTTGACGGGCTCGATGATCCGATCCTCGCGAAGAACATGGGCACGGGCGGCGGTCAAACCAACATCGGCGCTGACACCAGCGCGGGGAGCGTTGATGATTTCGCTTGAACGTCGCAGCGTCACCATCGGTGCACCAGCGGGCCGCACGCTGTCGGGACTCGCGATTCCATACGGCAAGTGGAGCCGCGAAATCTCCGAGCCGTTCAACCCGCAGTTCCGTGAGCGAATCACCCGCGGCGCATTTGGCGACTTGGCGGGCGCTGACATCAAACTGCTCTTCAACCACAACGCGAGCGCGTTGCTCGCTCGCACGCGTAGCGGCACGCTCACGCTTAACGACACCGCGAGCGGACTGCGCTTTACCGCGGATCTCGCCGAGACAAGCGTTGGCAACGACGTGCGTGCGATGCTCGAGCGCGGCGACTTGAGCGGCGAAATGTCGTTTGGTTTCTACGTCGATCGCGACGAGTGGAACCCGCGACGCACCGAACGCACCGTGACCGCGGCTCGACTCGTTGAGTTGAGCGTGGTTGTTGACGCTGCCTACGGCGACAAAACCTCATCGAGCCTGCGGAGTGTTTCCGCGGCTGCCATTGAAGCCGCGGCGCTGCGGCTCGAGATTCACAAGCACAGGATGACAAGCCATGTCTGACGAACTGAACAACATTGAGAACACCGTTCACGAGTACCGCAAGACCCTCGATTCGTTCGCCGCTCGCACTGGTGCAAAGACGCACCACGTCGAAATCCGCGGCAGCGGTGAAGAGCGCGAGAAGATCGCGCGTATTGACGCTGACCTCGACGCCGTCGAGCGCATGAACCAAGACCGCCTCGCGCTTCGCGCTGCGCAAGAGCGCTTGAAGCAACTTGAAGAGGAACGCTCGCAACCGCAGTTCCGCGGCGTGGTCGCACGTGCCGACGTGAAGCACGATCTCGCAAGCCCTGAGTACGCGAAGCGTTGGCTCCAGGCAGTCGCGCGTGGCGACGCCGCTGAAATGCGCGCGCTTGCTACAAACACCACGGGCGCTGGCATTCCGACCGACATGGAGCGCCGCATTGTTGAGAAGATGTACCAGGCGAACGTGTTGCGCTCGATCGCTCCGGTGTCTTCAATCGACTCGAAGCGTACGATTACGATTGAAGGCAGCCTTCCTACAACGGCGCTCGTTGCGGAAGCAGGAGCAATCAGCGCCACGGATCCATCGTTTGGAACGGCTATTTCCGTGGTTCCGTACAAGTACGTGTGCGCGACTCAGATGACCCAAGAGTTCATCGAAGATGCGATCGGTCAAGGCGGCATCGGCAGCGGACTCGATTGGGTTGCAAGCCGCATCGGCCTTTCGATGGCGCTCAAAATGGAAGAAGCGTACACCGTCGGCACCGGATCGAGCCAACCGGAAGGCATTGCGGGATCGTCGGCAAACACCAAGATTTCGGGTGTCTCGCAACAGACCGACATTGCCGGCGCCGTTACCACTGTTACCGCCGACAACGTCATTGATACCGTGCACCTTGTTGCGCCGCAGTACCGCAACTCGCCGCGGTTCCGTTGGCTTCTCTCTGACACGTTCGTGCGCGTCGCTCGCAAGTTGAAGAACAGCGTTGTTACAAGCGGCTCTACCGAGTACATCTGGACGCAAGCACCATCAAACGCACAGACGATGGTCGGCGGCGCTCCGGGCTTGCTCTACGGTGTGCCTTACAGCATCGGTCAATACGTTCCAACCGCCAACACGGATGAGAACGTCTTTGCTGTCGTGGGCGATTTCAACTACTTTGAAATCTTCGACCGCACTGGCATGACGTCGCTCGTTGACCCGTACTCGGCGGCAAGCACTCACCAAGTCACCCTCTACACGTACGCGCGAACCGATTCCAAGATCATGCTTGCGAACGCGTTCGCTTGTATCACGGCCTGAGCATTTCTTACCTTTCGCTCGCGCTGGGGGGAAACCCCCGGCGCGGGTTTCATGGCAGTAACACTTGCAACCGTTAAAACGGCGCTGAAGATCGACTACAGCGACGACGACACCGAGCTTACCCGGCTCATCAGTGTCGCTACGTCGTGGGTCGAGCGCTACACGGGCTTGGCGCTCACCCAATCGTCACGCACGATGTACTTGCGAGATTGGAAGCGCACGGTGTTCGCGGTGCAACCATACGTATCGCTTACGTCGGTGACGTACACGAGCACCGGCGGTTCAACGGTGACGATGACGAGTGGCACCGATTACTGGGTGGACTTGTCGCAGGATCTTGCAGCGCTTGAATTCCTTGACGAGCCTGCGATGAAAGAGGGCACGCTCGCTACCGTCACGTACGTCGGCGGCTACTCGACCGAACCGAATGAGGTGGTACAAGCGATCGTGTCGTTGGTCGGCCTGTACTACAACAATCCCGAAGCCGCGCAACCCGTTGCGCTGTCGGTGGTGCCGCTCGGCGCTCAGTTCATGCTTGAGCA